AACCTGACCGTCATTAACTAAAAACACCGTATTCTCTGATCCACGCCCTTGCTGATAACCTGCCCATAAATACCATCTTCCATGTCCACCATCGGCACCACTCATTCCGGTACACTCATCACTTGACTGCAGTATATGTCTCGATGTATCTCTTACTTCAAAATCTCCAATTCTAACATTTTCTTTATTTGCCGAGAAATAGATTTCACTACCACCTTCTATCGTAGTTCCTTCTATGCTTCCACCTTTGATGCTGTTTCCCTCTATTGACGAGCCTTTTATTGTAGTTCCTTCTATGTTTCCGCCTTTGATGCTGTTTCCCTCGATTGATGAGCCTTTTATAATTCCCTTATTTACAGAAATACCGTTTTTATCAATAACGCAAAGTGTCTCATTGTTTGTACTCTTTACAAGAATCTGACCGTCTCGCCCTGTTCCGTCTCCTCCAACCTCAAGAGTTCCGCCTCTAATTCTGTCAGCAAGCATTGTACCAACATCAATGAATTCAGCCCTCAAGTGCCCGTCAATAGTCCAAGCATTTAGATATTCTCCATTAACTCCGTTTCGGCTAAAGCCAATTCCGTTCTGATTTATTTGTATAACATTAACCGCCTGAGCCTTATTGGCAGTGTCCATAACAAGAATTCGCCAAGGTTGTACCAAATCACCATTATCATTAAACGTGTCCAGCACCACTGCTCCACCTTTAACTCCTGTAATTGTCTTTAACCCATCATCTAACTTATTATTAATTGTTAGTGCTGTGTCTTTGATCTCCCTAGTCATATTCTGTTCTAGTGCAAGAGATGCATCGCTAACTTTTGCTGTATATGTGCTTTGCCTCATTCCAAACGTGAACACATCTCTTTCCGGTTCATCCAAATGACTTTCTTTTTCAGTTACAAAATACATAGTCTCTAACTTATGAAAAGGACTGATTACTTTTGTATTTCTTCCGACTTTTATTGGACTCGTTGAATTATCTATATGTGATAAATCGACTGCAGATAACTTAAAACTATTAGGTAGCTCTTTACTTATGACCTCTTTTCTTGCCTTCTTTAGTAAATTTTCAGGAAGAGTAACATCATCCCAAGACTTTGTACCAACAATAACTCCATATCGCTCTATAAGTGCCGGATTTTCCACATAATCAATACCACCGTTAACAGTTTTTATTGTTATTGCTACTTCATTGACCTTTGCTCCGGTCGGTATTAATCTTGTATAAAATTCATTATTGTTTTCACTTGACTCATAATCGATCAGGTTTTCATCAACATTAATTATCTGTGTATTATCATCTCCATAATTCCATATATAATCAAGAAAAATCACTCCATTTTCATGTCGTGTCTTTAAATATCCCCCTAACAGCTTTGTTAACTTTGCATCCAGTTCTTCGAGTGTCTTTGTATAACTATTGTTTTCTCTATGTATGTAATCATTAGAATCCGATACAACAATACTTCCCGTGTATATTCTTTTTTCTATCTCAACCTGTGCATTGTGGTTACCAAGAATATAATCAATGTAACCTCTAACAGTACCACTATATCCATATGACACTTGTATAGAATCATTTAAAAGTCCAAGTTCACCCTCACAAATAACTGTTTTAGTATTGTAAAAGTCTTTGCTTATGTTGATAACTCTTCCATACCAAACTTCTTCACCATCTCTCTCAACGCTTATGTATGTCTTATACATAACAACATCACCATAATTTGGATGAAGGAGATTTATATCAAATTCTAATGTTCCGGATTTCCCGACAATTTCTCTTAAAACCGGTGTTACCACTTGATCATCACTATAGGGTTCTGAGAGCATAAATGTTCTACCATCTAATATTCCTTTTATGGCGTACATTAAAGCATTCCCCCTTTGTAAATAATTGAAATCACTCCATTACCAATAAACTTATATACATTATCACCTTCTTTTGTTGCCAACTTGTAGATGTTGTTATTTCCCGGTGATAAGTTATAAGTAGCCCCATTAAACTCTAATTGCATAGTTGAATCTGAAATAATCAAAGGTATTACCGGCTTAGCCAAGCCTCTGATATTTAATGTATAGCTTCCATTGACGGCAATGTTCTTATATCTTCTAATAATGCCCGTTTTAAAATTAAACGGATTCCACAACCACTTATCTCCAAGCTCCGCATTAACCTCTACCTTATAAGGTTTGCACTCACATTCTATTGACACTGTCGAGAAAGGCTTATATTCCTTGTCGAAAGATAACTTACACCTACCCTCATAAAAATAACCCTTGTCATTATCAAGAATTATTCTATGATTTTCTCCATGTAAATAATTTGCAATCTTTGACATATTAATCGCCCATTCATCTGCAGATATTTCTTTAACTAAAAAGGTAGCCGTTATCAAACGACTACCATACATAACCTTTCCAAAAACTTTTGTTAAATCTATAAATCCATCTGATCCACTTAATTTAACTATTTTAGTCTTTACTTCCGGGAAACCAACTTCTATATCTTTACAAATCAACCCAAAATCATCAAATGTATGCTTATTACCAAAGGTAATGCCCATATCTCTCATTTCCATCATACAGCACCTCTTAACTCCAAGCTACTGGTAGATCCTAATGCACGGTTTACTTCCGGGCTTGCTATTCTTCCAACTTTCTTGCCATCCATAACTATGTAAAACTTAGATAACGCATCTGTTATATTGCCAAGTATATCAATTGATTCGCTACCACCTGATGTAGTGTCAATTGAATCCATTGTCAATTTAGTTGAACGTGCCTCTTGCATAATTCTTGCATTTACTTCGTCAAATGTAATAGACTTTGCGTTTCCGTTAATTCCTTCCGCAATTCCTGCAGGAATATACTTACCAATCTCGTCCCTCATAAGCCTTGAAGGGGAATGAATGCCAAGGAAGTTCTTTGCCGCATCAAATGCTTCTTTAGCTGCATTCTTTGCCGCCTCTGCAACCTTTCCTGCTGCACCCTTTATTCCATTAGCCATTCCCTCAATAAGCTGTTTTCCGATATCAATTAAATTAATGCTCTTTACTGTGCTAATAATTTCACTTCCTAGCTTTGTCATTTCTGAAATTACACTTGAAACTTTTCCTGCAATTCCACTTGCCAATCCTGCTATTATCTGAATACCTGCCTGCATAAGTTGAGTCTGTAGGACCATTATAGACTTAACTATACTTAATGCCAAATTTACTATTGCTGATAATATCTGTGGCATTGCCTGCACAAGTCCACTTAAAAGTGCTCCTATTATCTGTACTCCTGTAGCTAAAATACCCGGCAAATTTGCAATTAAAGTCTTTACTATTTCAATTATTATTTCAGCGGCCTTAGATACTAAACTAGGAAGATTTTGAGATATTCCATTGATTAGCGATGTTATAATCTCAACTCCGGTTGTTATGATTGTTGGCAAAGCTGATACTAATGCCTCTACCATATTTTTAATCACTTGAATAGCAGTCTCTATAATTTGAGGAAGTGAATTAACAATCCCATCAATTAGTGCATTTAGTATTTCCATGCCCTTTTCTAAAAACTCAGGAATACCATCTGCAATTTTTTGCACTAAACTTGACATTATTTCTGCAGTATTGCCAACCGCTTCACCATTAAGCGACATCATTCCAGTAATAAATCCTGTAATTATTTGAATACCTGCTGTAATTAATTCAGGTAATGCATCCATAACAGTACTTATGATGTTTCCAATTGCATCCATCATTGACAGTGCAATATTTACTTTTCCGCTCTCAAATCCTGATAATATTCCAAGTACCAAATCTGCTCCGGATTTCAACAACATCGGCAATGCTGTTGCTATCGCTTTTATCAGACCACTTATTATTATTCCTGCTCCTGAGATAATATTTGGTAGTGCTGACACAAGTCCACTTACCAAATTTGTTATAATCTTGACACCACTCTGTAATAGCTGCGGTAAATTAGTTGATATTCCTGAATTTAACGATGTAACAAAGCTCATTGCCGAACCTTGCCAATCGTAGTTAATCAGCATGTTTGCAATCTCTGTAACCAAGTTTGTAATGACTGATAAAATCTTAGGAATACCTGCAACTATGCCTTCAGCTATTCCAACAACCAGTCCCGGAACTGCAGATAGTATATTACCCAGCATAGGCATAAGATTGTCAAAAACAAATGTAAATACACTTTCAGTTAATGCCTGTAATTTCGGACCTATATCTTCACCAAGTGCAATAGATCCCATTAAGTTTTGAGCCGCCGCCTTCATTGCAGACATAGATCCCTCAAATGTCGTTGCACCCTCTCTTGCAGTTGTTCCTGTAACGCCTAATTCATCTTGTATAACATGAATTGCACTGTATACATCTGATAAGTTATTCATGTCATACTTGACTCCTGTCAGCTTTTGGGCATCTGAAAGCAAACGCTCCATTTCAGTTTTTGTACCACCATATCCCAACTTGAGATTATCCAGCATATTATAGTTTCCTTTGGCAAATCCTTGGTACGCCATTTGGATACTATCCATTGATGAACCCATCTTATTTGCATTATCCGACATATCAATAATAGCTGTATTTGCCGCCTCTGCCGCCTTTGCTGTATCTCC